AGTAGATCAATATAATACTTTAAATAAAAGAATAAAGCAACAAACATTAGATAATTTAGAGCGACACAAATCTCAAGGCACTGTAGAGGGAGATTTACGAGACATTGGGCAAACAACTGGATATCAGTCATATGCTAATACAGCAAATCTACCACCAGCAGAAAACCCTCCAGGTGGAGATAATCCAAATCCCAATTCTCCCGTAACGAGTCCTGAAAGTCCTGCTCAAGCAAATCCAGCACAATTGTCAGCGGCGGTCGGACAAGCAGCAGGAAAAACTAGAGAGAATTTTCCATTTAATTTAACATATCCAATAGATCTAGCAAAACAATCTCAAGATTTCTTAAAAATTGAAATGATTAAGTATGTGCCAAGAGGATTTAGTCCAGGCCCAGGTGGTGGTTTTGCTATTTCTCCTGGTAGACCTACAACTGGAGCAACAATTGGATCAGTCTTCTTACCAATTGCAACTGCATCAGATACTAATGCTGTGCAATTTGGTTCTGAAAATATGAATGCTCTTGAAGCAGAAGCAGCACTAATTGCCATGACAACAATGAACGAAGGTGGTGAAGGTCTTTTAAAGACTGCTACAAGTCTTGCTGATAGAATAAAAACTAATAGTTCAGATGTTAGAGCTGCCCTCGCTGCTTTCTTCACAGGTGCAGCAACTGGAACAGGACAACAAATAATACAGAGAGCAGCAGGTGCAGTCTTTAATCCAAATATGGAACTGCTGTTTAGTGGTCCATCCTTGAGACCTTTTACATTTTCATATAAATTAACGGCAAGAAGTCAAGATGAATCGGATAGAATTATTAAAATAATCAGATTCTTCAAACAAGGGATGGCACCACAAAGAACACCATCAAATCTTTTCCTCAAAGCTCCTCACACTTTTAAATTAGCATATCAACAAAAAGGTGGAGATCATAAGTTCTTAAATAAATTTAAAGAGTGTGCACTACAATCAATGAATGTTAATTATGCTCCAGAGGGAACATATGCAACCTTTAGTGATGGTAAAATGGTTTCTTATTCAATAACACTACAATTTCAAGAACTTGAACCAGTATTTAATGATGATTATGGAAATGCAGAAATAGGTGGTGATAATGATGCAGATACTCAGATAGGTTTCTAAAATGACAAATCCTTACTTCCGCAATCTACCAGATTTTGAATATGTCAACACTACCCCTGATGGTAGAAGTATATCTGATTATGTCACTGTAAAAAATCTGTTTAAAAAAGGCAAATTAAGAGAAGACATTCTTCAAGAGTCAACTCTTTTTCAAAAATATACAGTTCTAGGTGATGCCCGACCAGATAATGTTGCTAATGATTTTTATGGTGACCCAACTCTAGATTGGGTTGTCTTGCTTTCAAATAACATCATCAATGTGTACAATGAATGGCCATTAACGCAGAGTGCCTTTGATGCATATGTGACAGAAAAATATCTTGATGTTTTTGATGATGAACCAGCAGCAACTTTATACTCTGGAATTCATCATTATGAATCAAAAGAAGTAAAAGATAGCAATGGGGCTGTTATCTTCCCTGCAGGATTAGAAGTTGATAATAATCAAAGTGTTACTTACTATGATTCATTGACAGGCAGAGAAGTTAGTGTCACAAATATTTCTATCCCTGTCACCAATTATCAATATGAGGAAATAATAAACAATCGCAAGAGAAATATCTATCTCTTAAAACCAAGTTATCTCAATGTCATCTTTGATGATCTGGAAGAAATGATGGAATATAAAAAAGGTTCCACTCAGTATGTGAGTGAAACCCTTAAGCGTGCTGATAATATCAGACTGTATCAATAATCATTCATCAGCAAGTTTCTGGAAGTAAGACAGAGCATCGTCTTCATCTTCATCCCTAGAGACAACTGCTGCTGCAGCAGGAGGCTTGCTTGATTCAAAGTTAGGAGTGAATGAACCGCGATCGGTTTCTTCATTCTCAACCTCTTCATCAAGGCGAGGACGGGAAGGAGACTTCTGACCCAGAACCATTTGCAGACGATTCTGCAGTTGCTCATAAGTCTTGAACTGATCAGCAGCAGTCAGACCAGCCAGGGAATACTCTTTCTTCCAGAGTGATTCCAGTGCATCGTCATCCTCAAGCAGAGGAGAGACACGATCAAACTCGGACTTGTCATAGTTCCAGTAACCATCCTTACGGACGATCTTCAGTTTGAAGTTAGCACCTTGCCAGAAGTCAAAGGGGTTGATAGGAGTCTCATCCTCAAACTCAGGTTGCATTGCTTCCATGATCTTATCAAAGATCTTCTTACCGAACTTGTACAGGAACACACGACCTTCGTTCTGTGGGTTTGCTTTGTCCTGCACAACATAGATGTTGGCATAGTAGGACAACTTACGCTTTTGCTTACGTGCAATCTCTTTGTCAGACTCAACACCGGAGTTCCAGAGTTGACTGTTGTGTTCTGACACAGGATCCTTCTGACCGATAGTGGTCAGGGAGTTTTCAATGTACCAACCACCAGTGCCTTGGAAGGCATGGGTGTACATCTTTGCCCAAGGGAGTTCTTCTCCTTCAGGTGCAGGCAGGAAACGGATGACTGCAAAACCATTACCAGTTTTATCTACTTCTGGTTTCCACAGGCGGTCATCACCACCGCCACCAGTATTGTTCATCTTCTCAACTTCCTTCACCAGTTTAGAGGTGAGAGAACCAAGACCAGATTGCTTTTTAAGATTTGCGAAAGACATAGGATTAATCGGATTAGTTTGGATTTGGCTTGTGATAATATCAGAAATTTCTGACAGCATCAATAATAGCATAAAAGTGTGCTTCTGACTTTAGTTTTCCTTTGAAAGAAAGACCATTATAGTCAACGATAATTTCATTGTCAATAGTTGCAGGTGCAATACCCATACGAGCAGTGAGACTGCCGTCTGCGTTTTCTCCTTCAATCAAAATACTGGTCAGAGCAGCATTCGTTTTATCAAGGTCTTTGAAGATCTGTGCCAGAGCAGGTTCATTCCAAAACTTGGAATAATCGCTGTTGTCTTTGTTGGCATAAAACCTTTCACGAAATGCGTTTTGCACCGTGCGTACTGCCTCTTGACCAAGATAAGGAAAATAAGTATGAATACTATTCTTACGAACTGACAAGTTATTGGCAGTTGGATGATCAATCCTCCACTGCAGAGATTCAGTAATTACTCGTTTCTCATACTTAAGTCGATCTACAGGAAATTGGGGATATTGAGCCGCAACATCTGCGACTGTCATTAGTAATTTAGATGCCATCAGATTAATCGGATTAGTTTGGATTTGGCTTGTGTGTACAACAATATTATAGGGTCAAATAGAACCATTGTCAATTTGTTGTCTCATGATGGTGAGCATTTCTGACATCTTATTGAAGACGACATTCATGTCAACACCCTTAGAGAGACCCATCATTTGAGCAGAGTCAGTGATTCTTTCTAGCATCATCTTCGCTTCAGGATCATCAGATAATTTGAGACGAGCATAAAGAATCTTTTGTTTTTCTATGAGTTTTTCCAAGTTAGAGACTTGCTCCAACTTATCATCATTACTCATATATGGAAAGTGCATGAACTTACCATAAACTTCATCTTGAAGTTCACTAATTTCAGTCATCTCTGACCGAACAATTTCAGAGTCAAAGAAACTCATAGGACTACTCTCTTAAGAATTTGCTTATAACGTTGTACATCAATATTTAGAAAAGGAGAATATTTTTTCATTCTCATACTGACGGTTTCCCACACTGGGTCTTTGAGATGGGAGTCAAAGTTCTCTCTAAATCCTAGGATCTTATCTAGGATGACTAGAGTTTCAATTGATATATTTTTTCTTAAATATTCTTTTAGAATTTGTGGATGCCTTGTACCATCTATGACAAACATAGAATCAAAGTCACCATTACTAAAAACAGATTCAGTTTCTTCTTTAAAGATATAAGATAGTGATTGATTTCTTTTCTTCCAATCAGTATACCTATCTTCACCCTCTTTGATTAATTCACCGATCCAAAGTTTACTTGGGTCAGTGCAAGTAATAAAGTTAGACACAAAGAAATCAACGACTTCCTGGTCGGATTTATTTCTTGCTAGTTTTTCAAACCAGAATCTATCTTTCCTCTTATAAAAGGCTTCATTTGTTGCTCTAACCTTACCACAATACTTGTGGTAATCATACTTGTCTTTAGTGAAGTGATTCTTCATCGACAAGTAACATCTATAAGCATCAGCGGGCATCATAAAAAAGTAATAGGGTGAATTTTTTGGCGGAAATTTTTTCGCCCCTTTTTGGAATTAGAAGACCAATTTTGCACGGGAGGTCTTCTTCAAGAAGTTTAACTCCATAGCTTCGTACTTAATCTTTTCCTTCAATGGTTTTGAGATTAGTTTAGGAACAGAGTTTAAATCAATTGAATTGAGTTCGCAGAAGTGAACAATGGCATCAATATAATTCATGTCCTTGTGTTTCTGCACTAGCATTTCAATCTCTTGTGCGAAACGAGATGGGCAAAAGAACTTATTCTCAAATGCCTTTTCTAGTTCATTCTCCATCTTTTGACCCAGTATTGTGATGTACAAATTCTTTAATATATCGAACTAATAATTTAATATAATCCCCTTTATTCCTTTTGTCAAATACTTTGACCTCACCACCAGGAGTTACCATGATGGTAATAAGTTTCTTGACAGGGATACCAGTCAACTCATAGTAAGCAGTTGCATAAAACATTTCTTGAACGAAATAGTTCTCCAACCACTCTTCGGGTTTTATCTTTTCTGAAGTCTTAAAATCGATGACTGCTAGTTCTCCATCGTACTCTGCAATGCAGTCAACTCGACCCGCTAACCCAAGATACTCTGAATAAAGAGTTCTTTCTATAGCGTGTATGTTATTTATGCGATCCAGATATGGGGTGGCATGATGAAACATGAACTTGGTTAGAGGTCTAAACTCATTCCAATCAATTTCTTTGTTCAACATATAAAGTTCAACTGCCTCATGGAAGTCAGTCCCACGAGCAGTTGCTTTCTTTGTAACTCGATTTGCTTCCTCAATACCAACTCTTGCTCTCCATTTAGCAAAGATCTGTCGGTTATAGAAAGAGGTTACAGACGTGATAGAAGGCACCCACTCTCCATTCGGAAGATTGTAGAGACGGATGCCGTTAGTTTCTTTCTTGTTTAATTCAAGTTCACCAAGATAATTACAATGGGTAAAAGTCATAAATTCAAATCAAGTTTAGCAAGTAGATATTCTTTGCAAAGACCTGAACGTACAATATCATCAACGCCAAACTCAATCATTTCAACTGATGGCATGACTCGTAGTATTCTCATAAAATCCATGATGCCGTTTCTCTCATTCTGTTTAGTCAAATCAGTCTGAGTGGCATCACCACAAAACATAATCTTGGTGTCTTCGCCTACCCTTGTTATTATACTATCAAGTTCATGAAAATTCAAGTTCTGAAATTCATCAACGATAATGATAGCCTTGTCAAGGGTTGTTCCACGGATGAATGAAGTGCTCCAGAAACTAATTGTTCCTTGGGTCTTCAGGTTACCATAGAGCATTTCAAAGTCTGCATCTGTTGGCATCTCAAACATATACTTCACCATATTCTTATAAGGAATCTGGAAAAGT